CTGTTATATCTTCTTCACTCATTTTATCCTGAAACCAGGCTTCCGTGTAGCAGTTTTCAGAATCTTCGTTTTCAAAATAGTATTTCTTTTTACTCATTTTTCAAGGTTTTAAATCGTTGGTTTTCAATTTGTTGGTTTTAAAATATATACTTTTCTGCAAAAAAATAACTTGATAGTTTACTTACCACATACCACATTTTAAAAGCCTGATAATCAATGGTGTTTTATTTTTGTGGTAAGTGTGGTAGGTTAAAGTGCGGTTGTGGTAAGTAGGTTAAAAACGGCTACCTACCACAAATTATCCTTTATTGGCGCGGCTCGTGGCGGTGTGGTAAGTGTGGTAAGTGAATTTTGTGTTTTCATTTTTTCATTGAGTTTTTTATATATTATTGAAAATATTAAGGTTTTATAAAGAATCTAAATGACATAGATAGTAGGCATAAACCGATTCACCCGCCTTACGGACTTTCTTCCGCTCAAAACCTAATTGGGTGAGCGCGCGGCCGATCGCTTCGTTACTCATCGAGCCACGGTCTTCGCTCCTGATCAGCTTCTTTTCGATCATGCGGTTCAATACATCGTGAGCTTGTAACCATTCGCCTTCGCCGTTTAATGGCCTGCGGAAATACATGCGGATATACTTCGTGCAGCTGGTCTCTACCCGGTACCGTTCATTGTTTACACGGAATTCTTCCCAGTCGGACTGATGCCATACAAAATCATACTCCGAGTCTTCCATCAGCATTAATGCTTCGGCCCATATCTGGTCGATATCTACCTTTCGGCTGTATTCCTGATTAATGGCTTCGAGTTCGATCACCAGCCATCGGCGGTAACCCATTCCGGAGGTAATAAAACCACCCATTTCCGGAGTTTTGTTACTGGTGAAGCTCCCCGATCCGATGCGTGGCATTTCTTTTGGGAACGGATCGCGGGGCAGGAGTACCTGAATCATGTTTTGCGACGATACTTTTTTAATGATTTCGTTCGAGCGTTTATTCACGCCAACCAGTTCGTCGAACAGGATGAGAATGTTTTGAGCAAAAGCGGTTTCAATGTCGAATTTGTTGATATCGTCTTTCGATATGGCCAAATAGGGGCGCAACGATGGCGGAGTCAGGAACTCGAAAAAGAATGTTTTGCCAATTCCTTCGTCAGAATGGACCAAACCTAAAAAAACGGAGTTGGGAATAGCTTTCATGGCGCAGGCAACAGTAGCCACTAACCACTTTTTGAAGTAGCGGTAAAATCGGATTTTGTAATAATCGCGACCCATATCTCCATATTCGCGGATACTCAGGTGAGCGGCCAACAGGTCGATGTGGCTCACGCCTTTCCATTTTCCACGGAGGCTTTCGAAGTATTCGGTTACCGGGTTGTAAGTGGTCATGTAGTTGGGCGAACGGAGCAGCTTCCGGAGTACCGTGTCGCTGCACTGTACGCCTTCTTCGATCATATGGATAGATATTTCCTCCCAGGTTACGCCGTACTCAAAACGCTTGCTTTTGGGCTTAATTACGGCGCGGTTTGGGTTCGGATCGAAACGGTTTACCCGAATCTCATAATTTTGTGAAAGGAATGCACGTACTTCATCGATCTTGTTTTGCGATGCTACTCTGGATTCGGTTTTGAGTGAAGATATTTTGGCCATTGGAAAAAAAGAAGTTACAAGTTTCGGGTTTCGGGTTTGCCTTCGACAGCTTCGCGCTCAGGCAACGGAGCCCGGAGCATCGCCCACTGAGCAGCGAAGCGTGTCGAAGTGGGGTTTAATTATTTGATTTTAACGTAGTCGCCTTTGGTTGTTTTAACGAAGAAATTACAGTCGCTAATTGGGTAATTGCCACCTACGGCCATGGAGTGAACCCGATCGGCGGTAAAATAGTACACCGGATACAGCACATCTTTCCCATTGCGTTTTTCCTGCTGATTGCAATATTCGGTGCGCGGTTTAATGGTGTGGCAAATGATGTGCTTTATCAACTGGTTTTCGAATTTAGTCATGATATTTTCCTGTTCTTCCATGACTTTAAAGTCGCGGAACAATGAAATGAACTTCATGTAGTCATAAACTAATTGGCTGATATCTCTCACCCGAATATCATTTAATTTCAGTATTTCATTAAAATGATGCAGGCTTTCGGCTACTTCTGCCGTTTCGTTTTCGATGGTTATTTCAACCATTTTTTCTTCGTTGTGGTAAATTTGATCGCTCATGATAATTGGATTAAAGGGTTTAATTACATTGGTGAATCGTTATCGTCGTCATCATCGTCCCAGTTACTGCTTTGTTTTTGGGTTGGTGGCTCTTTCAAAGCCAGAAGTTTCTGTTGCATTACCTTAATATCCCACGAGTCAATAGGCTTGGAGGTAATCATTTCAGCCATCTGGAGCATTACTTCCTCGGTTACCGGATTAATGGCATAGATCGCCGAAGGATTGAGAAGTCGTGTAAACTTGGGTTGTTGGGTGGTTTCAGGAACATCGACCCTTACAAACGTTGCAACGCCTATGGTTTGTTCCGTTACTTTTCCGGCCATTTTTGTATGACCAAACAATTCAACTACTGCATTTAATTCAAATTTTTCCATGATTGATTTTTATTATTTATTGTTTAACAATTCGTATACTTTAAAAATGGTATCTTCAGTCCAGCCTTTTTCCAATTCGAAAATGCAGGTCTGGATCCGTACATACTTAAAAGTTTTGCGTGGGAGTATCGTGATCGTTTTTATTCCGAATGATTTTAATAAGCGAAGCCTGACATCTAAGTCGGATATGGTAAAAAATGGCATTAAGGCGATAACATGGTCTGACATTTTCAGGCACTGCAGCAGTATGTGATATCCTAACCTCATACCATTCATATTCAAATCATCAGGAACGCCGAATGCATACTTCATTGAGAATGGTGGATTCATAACGATGCAATCGTATCGCGATGGATCCAGTGTAAAAAAATTGACTGGAGCAGTTACATCATAGTCGTTTAAAAACTTCAGAATATTACCTTCTCCTGGTGTTGGCTCCAGTACTTTAATTGTCCCTTCAGGAATTAAGCTACACATGTATTCTGCAACTTCCGGAGGTGTTTGGAATTCGGCTCCTACTTCAAATTTGGTTTTTTCGAGAACTTCCATGTTCAGTATTTAGCGTTGTTCATTTAAAATTTGTCTGCTTCTTTTTCGTAGCGTTCGTCCGGGATCCAGTTCGGGTTCATGTCGAAGATCTGGGAGAAATCGGCCGATTTTTTACAGGTGATGGTGCGGATATCTCCTTCGCGGTTTTTGGCAATGACCAGCTGCACCAGTCCGCGGATCGAATTTCCATCTTCGTCCACTCCGTTAGGATCGTAATACTCGGGGCGCCATGGGAAGATCACCATATCGGCATCCTGTTCGATGGCTCCCGACTCGCGGAGATCTGATAGCATCGGTGTTTTATCGGCACGGCTTTCAACGCCACGGTTTAACTGTGCCAAAAGAATGACCGGCACATTGGTTTCTTTGGCAAGCTTTTTTAAGCCGCGGCTAATTTCAGCCACTTCGCGCTCACGGTTTTTGCTTGCGTAGCCATTTTCCTGAGGCGATTCAACTAATTGCAGGTAATCGATCACAATCAGCGAACATTCGTTGCGCCTTGCTTTGTTGCGGGCCACTGCCGAAATATATCGCAAACTGGCGGCAGCTGTATCGTCGATGTAAATGGGCATTGTTTCCAATTGCCCCACCGATTGGTGAAAGGCTTTCCAGTCTTCCGGAGTCATTTTACCCGACTTAATATGGTCTGATTCTATTCCACCGTTAGACAAGATTAGACGCTGGCTTAGACGGGTATCGCTCATTTCGAGCGAGAAAATACATACCGGTGAATTTTTGTTGGCAGCAGCTTTGGCAAAGTGAAGTGCAAAAGCGGTTTTTCCCATTCCGGGGCGCGCAGCAATCACAATCAGGTCTGAGGGTTGCCAACCGTTCATCGACCGGTTCAGGTCAGCCAATCCGGTAGAGATCCCCGGCATTTCGCCACGTTCGGCCTTAGCAACACGTTCCGAAACTTCGCGACTGGTGTCTTTCATCACCTCACGAATGTGGCGCATTCCGGTTTTTCCGGCCATCAAATCATCAATCGCCTGGGTATTCATGGCATAAGCCAAATCGTATTCGTCGAAATCGTCGTTATAGGCAATGGTAATCAGGCTTTGGAAACGGCAGATCGATTCGCGCAATACATATTTTTCGTAAATGATTCGGGCATGTTTCTCGATGTGGGCAGCACTGGCCACGCGCGAAGTGAGCTGGGTAATGTAAATCGGTCCGCCAATTTCGTCCAGAATTCCCAACTGCATAAATTGCTGGGTAACGGTGAGCAAATCAATTACCTTTCCGGTAAGAGTCATGTTCTCGATGACACCAAAAACCTTTTGATGCTCTTCTTTGTAGAACATTTCTTTGGTGAGTATATCCGAAATTTTGTAATAGGCATCGCGTTCGAGCATACAAGCTCCCAGTATGGCTTCTTCGAGTTCGGTGGCCTGTGGCGGAATCATGCCATACATGGCACGGATATCGTCCATCGATTTATTTGTTGAGTTTGAAAACGGTTGGTTTTTTTTCTTCGGCTCCATTATTTTTCAGGTTATTGATTTGTGATTCGTCGAGTTTTACTTTAAAGAAATTGAGGTATCGTCCGGCCATGGCGTATTCGAGAAATCGGACGGCTTCTTTCGGGTTGTTATCGCACAGATCTTTCAGGTGCTTCAGTGCCATTACCTCGCTGCGGCTGCGCATCCAAACCCCGTGTTGTTCCTGAAGGTATTCCTTCCACATTTTCCAGGTCGAAAGGAACTCCGGATCGTTCCACGGTTCTTTCACCTCGATGGCCTTCATGGGAGAAATAAAACCGTCGAAATTGTTCCATGACTTTTTGAATTTTTCCCATGATTTTTTGACTGCATTTTCGCGTTTATACATGGCCGGAGACTGCGGGAGCACTGCAATTATTTCTTCGAGTGCTTCCTGAAATTTCCGTACATCTTCACACATTTGATCCCATTCGTCGCGCATAGTAGTTGAGTTTCAAGTTTCAGGTTCCAGGTTTCAAGTTGTTGGCCAGTTATGGTATTCTTTTCCATCGAGCCAATCTCCGGCAGCTTTGCGCCCAACCTTTATCCAGTCGCCAAAAGGGTTGATATTTAGTTTATCACTGTAAAAATTAAAATCGGAAGGATGTTTCCCGCTATTGGCATATACTTCAAGCATGTTGGTTTGTGAATGTTTTCTCCATTCGCCCCATTGCTTAAAAAAGAAAGGAACGTTGGCCGATTGACACTGATCACGCACGGATCTCACCCAATCGGGGTGCATTGGTCGGGCTTTTGGTCCTGATTCACCTCCGCAGATAACCCAGTTGATTTTTCCGGGATAGTTGGTAATATCATCACCACAAATACTCTTTTCGTTGAGAACATCACGGAAATAGGTATTTCCTAAATGATCGGTGAAATGGTAGATTTTACGAAGATCAATAGGTCCTAACATGGGCTCGATACTTACAAATAGATTATCGGTTGGCATTTGTAGAAGTATTGGAATGCGTTTGTTGGCTTGCTCCTGGTTCTCGGCAGTTACTCCGAGCCAAACCCATGAATGACCATAGGTTTTATTGTTTTTGCTGCGATAATCCATGTATTCTTTCATTCGCTCAGGGCGTTTAGTCAGAATGATGAAAATGTGTTCTAAACATTCATCAATTGTTTCAAATACCTGATCAATCCATTCAAACGGTATAGATTCGTGGAAAAGATCGCTCATGGAGCAAACAAAGATCATTCGGGGTGTTTTCCAAACAAGTGGCCAGTTTAGTTGATTATATGCCAATCTTGTTTCGCCTGTCCAGCCAATGCTGGTAAGCTTCGAAACTTCGGTATAGTGAAATCCGTTTTTACCGTGATTTTTTAGTTGCATTTGGGCAATCCGAAAAGCCATACGCTCGGCAAAACAATTATCGCATCCGCTCGATACTTTTGAGCATCCTACAATGGGGTTCCATGTTTCGGGTTGGTAGCCGGGCATATTGAGCCAGCTGATTTTGTGTTGTTTAGTCATTGAAGG